ACGGAGATGTTGTTGTACCCAACTCATTAAAATCAGCTTGGGGAGAGAGTAAAGAAGTACCAATGGTTTGGTCTCACAAATGGGAGTCGCCAATAGGTAAAGCTACAATTACACAAGATGAAGAAAAAGCAGTAGCTAAAGGAGAATTTTTCTTAGATACAGACGCAGGACAAGAAGCATATAAACTTGTCAAAGCTATGGGAGACTTACAACAATGGTCATTCGGATTCCAAGTAGATGACGCAGAAGAAGGTCAGTTCACAAAAGACGGACAATCTACAAACGTCAGGTACATAAAATCTGCAACTGTTTATGAAGTATCTCCAGTTCTTGTTGGTGCAAATCAATTAACTCACACGCTATCAGTCAAAGAACAAAAAGAAAAAGATGTAAAAAATGTTGAATCAGGTCTTAGATTCACAGATGAAGCCAAGAGTGTTCTTAACACAATCGACAGTTTCATTGATAGAGCAAAAGAACTTACTTCTTTACGCTTAGAAAAAGGCAAAATGTTATCAAAGTCTGCTCAAGATTCACTTATGCAGATTCAAGACCGAATCCAAGAAGTCTATAATGATTTAGACTCAATTCTTGGACTTGGTGTAGAACAAGAAGAAGCAAAGCAACCTTCTGATGAATTAGACAAACTTTGGTTAACAACTCAAGAAGTCTTGGCACAAAGTCAAGGCATAACTATTGAAGGAGAAAACGAATGAGTAAATTAACAGAACTCAATCAGGAACTCCACGCATTAAGAGAAACACAGTTTGGTGCTATCAAAGAAATGAAGGACACTTTTGAAGGTGGCTCAGAAATTTCAGTTGAGAAAAAACAAGCTATCGAAGATAGAAATATCGAGATTGAAAAACTTAATGAAAAAGTAAACGAGTTAAACGCTCTTGAAGTTCAAGAAGCAAGACTTGAGGACGCATTAGAAAAAGGCAAAGAAGTTAAATCAATGCCAATCCACAATGACGAGCCAAAAGAAGTAAGAAAATCTCTTGGTGGTCAATTTATGGAATCTAATGCTTACAAAAGTTTTATGGAAAATGGACAAAAGAACATTAACTCCGAACTTAAGTGGAATCCACAAGTAGAATTAAAAACTACTTTAACAGAATCAGGTTACCCACCTGCTGTTACAAGGTCAGACTTAGTAGTACCTACTGCTACACTTGACCCATTACAAATACCTGACCTTATTGATACAATCACAACTGATAACTATCAATACAAGTATTTGGAAGAAACAACATTCACTAACAATGCTACTGCAACTGCCGAAGGCTCAGCTTTAGGCGAGAACGCATTAGCTTTTACAGAAAGAACAGAGAACATCAGAAAAATTGGTGCTTTCCTTCCTGTAACAGAAGAATTGTTAGCTGACGTTTCAGCAGTACAAGGTTATCTTGATTCAAGATTACAAACAATGGTTAGACTAGCCGTCTCAGACCAAATGGTCGGTGGCTCAGGCTCAGGTGCTAACCTAACAGGTATCTTGAATAAATCAGGAATCAACACTTTTGATTTCTCAAGTTTCTCAGGAAACCTAAAAAGAATTGGTCAAGTTTATGAAGCAATTACTGAAATTCAGAAAGATAGCTTCTTAACACCTGACGCAATCATAATGCACCCTTCCGACTGGTATCAACTGGTCACCGAAGTCAATGCAGTTACAACAAGTGGTAGCTTAAACCCTCTATTTGTTGGTGCAGGACAATTCGGTGGTGGAGTTGCACCTACCCTTTGGGGACTTCCTGTTGTATTATCAACAGAATCAGGTGCAGGTACAGTTATCGTTGGTGTATTTGGTGGTGGACAAGCAATTCACGTTGTCGCAAGACAAGGTATGGAAGTTGCTATGTCTGATTCACATGATGAGAACTTCGTAAAAGACATTGTCGTTATGAAGGCAACAGTTAGACTCGGTATGCCTATTTATAGAGCTACTGCGTTCTGTTCAATCACAAACTTCTAAGAAATTAGATAAAATGGCTTTGATGTCCCATTCATCTTATGAGGGTGGGACATTGAGCAAGAAGGAAAATATGATATTAAAAAAAGATATTTGGTGTAACGAAAAAGGCGAATGTGTTGAATCAAATGACGGACTTCCTAAAGGTTGGAATAAAGGTAAACTAATGGGTCGTGCAGGTCAAGAGATGAATGACGCAGATTATAAAGCTCTTAAGTTTGTTACCACAAAAGCAAAAGCACCTAAAGAAAATAAATCTAAGTAGGTCTTAATGGCTCATGCACAGTATGTAGATAAAAGTGATTTAAAAGCATACATTGGTTTATCAGGTACGGCTCAGGACAACAATATAGATACTGCTATTGATTCTGCTAGCAGATTAATAGACACAATCTGTGGACGTAAGTTTTACCAAGATGATTCTGTTAATGCTAAAGTATTTACTCCAAAGTCGAGTGTTTATCTTGACACGCCTGATATAAGTACAACCACAGGTCTTGTTGTAAAGCTAGATGATAATGATGACGGTACTTACGAAACTACTCTAACTATCAACACAGATTTTATTGTTGAGCCAACCAATCCAAGAATCATACAAATTACTGGTGGCATAACTTACTATGAGCCATACAACAAAATCACAATTCTTGATACAAGAAGCTCAGAGAGATTTGACCCAACAATTAAAAACAATGTACAGATAACTGCAAAGTGGGGTTACTCAGCAATACCACAAGATATTAAAACTGCTACATTGATTCAAGCTCTTAGATACTTTAAGAGAAAAGATACTCCCTTCAATACATACGGAGATGTCAATACAGGCGTTAGTGAACTCTTTTCACGTCTTGACCCTGATGTCCAAACCATACTTAAAGGACACAAAAAGACCACATTGAGTGGCACAATTCTATAATTTTTTTAAATTTTTTCTAAAACCCTATAAACATTGACCTTTTTTTTACATATTTCTTATAAAATACTTTGTTTTAATCAAAGATTATGTATAATTTAAGTATGAATGAAACAAAGAAATCAAAGAAATTAACACCTAAAGTTGTTGATGTTTTACCAAGAAGAAGTGTTTTTGCTCAACCAAACTTTGAGAGACAACATACACATAAAGAAGATGTTGAAATGGAAATGTCTTGTAGTGTTTGTAATAGAGTTTTTGAAGAAAATTCAGAACATTACTATGTTTGGTTAGGACAACCTGATATGAACAATTACACATTTCAAGTTCCAACTTATTACTCTTGTGATAGTTCAAGATGTATGGAAGAAAATAATACTAATGCTACTAGAGAGTTGTATTGGTATAACAGTTAAAAATTAAACAATATTTGTTAGTATGTCTCTATGGCAACTAAAAACAATTTCCAAATAAGTGGAATGACTCAGATAAAACGTAAACTACAAAACGCAGGTTTTACTCTTATACCTTTACGTCATCTTATGAATGAACACTCAGAAGTAATTGTAGAAGAAGCAAAAAAAGTTGTGCCTGTTGATACTGGCAAGTTACAGAAATCTATACAAGCAAAGAATGTAGCTATGCGAGGAAGATTGCCTACTTCTGTAAAGATAGAAGCAACTGCACCACATTCAGCTTTTGTACACGGAAACTTTAAAAGACTTCCTAATGGTTATAGATTGCCACCAAAGAAGAATAGAAAAAACTGGGGTGGTGCTAACTGGAGAACTAAACCACATTATCCACCTTTACAACCAATAGAAGAATGGGCTAGTCGAAAAACAGATGTCAACCCTTATTCTGTGGTAAACTCCATTAACGAGAGAGGAACTCCCTTAGTTCCGTTCTTACTTATAGCTGAAAAAAATACAAGAAAAGAGCGTAGGAAAATAACACGCAAAGTTTCAGCAGAGATTTCTTTGGCTTGGAAATTAAAAAAGTAAGGCTAAGATAAGGAGAGATATGTCAAGGCACGGATATGGTGGCAGTAAGCCGTCAAGCAGAAGGCGTAATAGAAGAAGGACAGGTAAAAAGTAAATGGCTTTTATACATGGAAAAGACACAAAGGTTTATATAGACTCAAATGATTTGAGTTCTTATTTAAGTTCTGCTGACCCAAGTAGAACAGTTGATGTTGGAGAGACAACCACTTTTGGTAGCTCTAACAAAACATACGTTGCAGGAGAAAAAGACGCAACAGTTTCCTTCTCAGGATTCTTTGACGCTACTGCTGACGCAATAATACAAGGCTTAGTTGGTACAAATGATAAAGTAGCACTTATTGGTCTTGACGGTGTTGACGCAACAGATGATTGTATGTTTGGCAAAGGTGTAACAACTAACTATGGGATTTCAAGTCCTGTTGGAGATGTTGTTGCAGTTACTTTTGACTTACAAGCAAGTGGTTTTTTTAGTGGAAGTGTTTTAGAAAATGCTACTGTTACTGCAACAGGTAACGGAACTGCTAGAGATAATGCTAGCTCTACTGCCAATGGTGGTGGTGCTTTTATAATTGCAACATCAGTATCAGGAACAAGTACGCCTACGTTGACTGCTAAGATTACACACTCAGCAGATAACTCAACCTACGCAGACCTTGTAACTTTTACTGCTTTAACATCAGCAGGTGCAGAAGTTAAAGAAGTCGCAAGTGGCACAACAGTAAATCGATACTTAAAAGTCGTTTATACTGTTAGTGGAACAAACCCAAGTTTCAATGTTATAGTTGGATTTGGAAGAAATAATTAAAAGGAGAATATATGGCATTTGTACACGGTAAAGATTCAGTTTTTAAACTTGATAACTCAAGTGGTTCATTAACTGATATTTCAAGCTATGTAAACAATGTTGATTTTCCTGAAACATCAGATGTATCTGAAACCACAACACTAGGTGCAGATAATAAAACATATATCGCAGGTCTTAAAGACTCTACAATTTCATTGTCAGGTCTTTGGGATTCTACTGCTGACGCTATATTTGGTGCAGTTGTTGGACAATCAGCAACTCTATCTTTTGAATATAGTCCTGAAGGAACAACAGGTGGCAACGTTAAATATACTGGAGAAGCAATTTTGACTTCTTATGCCATATCAAGTCCAGTAGGAGATGTCGTAGGATATTCTGCCGATATGCAAGTTTCAGGTGCAATCACTCGTGGTACACATTAATAAGTAAAAAGGAGAGCTAGACGTATGGCGAAAATTTTAAACTTAGATGACATCAAGTCATTACCTGATGTGCCAACCAAGACTATTGATATTCCACAATGGAATGTCTCTATAAAGGTAAAAGGCATATCTAAAAAAATGCAAATCGAATTAGGTCGATTAATCAATGGCGAACAAACAGACGCGTTTGATTATCAAAAAGCACTTCTAATAGCAAGTGTTGTAGAGCCTAAGTTAACTGACGAAGCAATAGATGAACTCTATGAAAAAGACGCAA